ACTCCGACACGGAAAGCCAGCCAGTGGATTGCGCGCCAACGGCTTGGCTGGATGGAGCGAGTGTGGCCACCAGCGGGGTGCGGGTGGTCATCGGTACGTTCGAGTTCATATCGAACCTCCTGAATGGAAAGGAAAGATGCGGGGACCGTTGGCCCCGCGTCGGTTAACGGTTAAGGCTTACGCCCGCTCGTCCAGTACCACGAAGTGGGACTTGGTGTTGTTGCCCTTTGCCGGTGCCACCGGTGCAGACAGATAAGTCTGACCGCCACAACGGAATGTCCAGCGGAAAGCCTGGATTCCGTAGTCGAAGTACAGGTGGATGGAGCTGTCGAACTTCACACCACCCTGCTTGGTCGGCATGTAGTAACCCAGAGGATCGATGAACTGGAGATCGCCTTTGTCACCAAGAGTGGTGGCATGCTCACTGAAGATGATCGGCCGGCCCAACAGGAAGCCACCCGGGGCGCCCTGGAAACCAGAGCTCGGCGGAGTCCAGATCAGGTTGTCCCCGATCTTTAGGGTCATCAGCTGGGGCAGGATATCGCTGTTCGCCAGCCATACGGCGCGAGACAGAGAAGACGGCAGCATGCGGCTGTACATCTTGGCCACGTTCTCAGCGAGGATTGTGTCAGCAGCCTGAGAGCCTTCCTTTGCCACAGATACGAGTGCACCGCTCTTCATGTAGCCCAGAGGCTGACCAGAGCCGGTACCGGTCATGATGGCCTCGCTCCGCTTCCACTGGATGGCGCGGGCAGCACCGCGAGTAACGCGCTGGTTCAGGCGTGGGGCATCTTCAAGCAGCTCGTCGGACGCCAGCACGAAAGCGTAAAGCTTGTGCAGCTTGACGGCACGGCCTTCGGTTTCCAGGCGGGAGGGGTCCATTTTCTGGCCTTCCGCAGCCCAGCTGGCCTGAATTCCCTGAGCACCCCAAGGGGTGGTCTCGTCCGCCAGCAGGTTCACCTGGTTACTCGAGGTTGGTTCGGTGTCGACCATGTTGGCCAGGTCATCGGTACCGGCCATTACTTCGATGATCTCGTTCCGGAACTGCGGCGGTACTTCATAGCCGTCAGAACTTCCGTTTTCCTGGTGGAAGTTGGACGGAGCGCCCAGAATGTTCAGGCGATCGTCACGGTCACCGCCGGGCATGCAGGCGCCCTGTACCGCCAGTGCGAAGTCACCCAGGCCGGTGAAGCCGGCAGTGGGGTCATCCTCGCGGTTATCACGAACCCGGGCCTGGCTGCCGGCAGCGTTGGGTGCCGCACGGCGACCAGAGCTCGCCTCTAGTTCGTCAACGGTGTCATCCACTGCATCGAGTTTCTGGAGGCGATCGATAGAGGCCTTAACCTTACCAATCTCGTCCATCTTCGCGTCGTACTGTGCTTCCTGCTCCTGGGTCAGTTCGCCTTCGTTGCTCTTGTCCGCCTCATCCAGGATGGCGGTTGCCTCGGTTTTCAGCGCCTTGAGGCGCGCAATCAGCTCTTTGAGAGTCATGTGAATGCTCCAACAAGTATATTTGTTTCGGGGTTGAGGTAACCGACTCGGCGGTTCAGCGGATCTGGCTCGGCAGGTCCGCGGTTTCTGCAGCAAGTCGGCGGCGGGCATTAGAGGTGCGTCGCCCCTGCCGGACTTGAATCAAACTTGAAAGGGTGGTCTCGCTGTTCTGAATGCCGTCAATAAGACCCAGTTCTAGGGCCTCGCCGGCGAAAAACATACGTCCATCGGCCACGGCATCAAACTGGCTTTTACTTAAACCGCGGCCGCCCATGACGGCCTGACGGAAATCATCGAAGAAGCCATCAACAATTTTCTGGAATTCGGCAATCTGGGCTTCTGAGATTTCGGTACCCATCTCCCCGGCGCTCTTGAATTCACCGGTGTCGATCGGGATCGCCTTGATGCCGGCCTCTTCGAACGCCTTGCTGTAGTCGTACAGCGTCATCCGAACACCAATAGAACCAACCAGGTCCATGCGGCCGGCGTAGATCTGGGTGGTCTGTGCGGCTACGTAATACGCTGCGGATGCCGCCATGCTGTCGACTTGGGAAATGATTGGCTTCTGGGTTTTGGCCAGGGCAACCGTGTCTCCAAGCTCAGAGAGTGCAGCGGTCGATCCGCCCGGGGAATCAATCAGAAGCACGATGTTTTCAACACTGTCGTCTGCAACAGCGGCATTGATGGCCGCCCGGATGGCGAGGGTAGAGCTCATTCCCAAAAACCGAGTGAACCAGTTTTCCGCCTTCACCATTGGTCCCGTAATCGGGATGATCGCGGTGTTCCCCCGGCGGGTTACCGGGAGACCTTCCCGTTCCGCGTCATCCGTCGGGCCGGCGCCGATACGGATGGCCATCTGAATCTTTGCTTGGAGCTGGGCCACCGCATGAGGGTGCATCAGCCAAAGCATGTCGGAGTTAAACATTGGGATCTCCCATAAATGCGCGAAGGTTAGCGGTTCGAGACAGCCGCCACTCCGCGAGCAAGCCTGTCGTATCCTGCCGCTCGGTCAGGTCTTTGCAGGAATCAAGAACGTAAGCGCGGGCCTTGGCTTCCAGATCCTCGACACCATCAAAGACCGCAACACTTGAGAAAGCCTCAACCAGGTGTTTTTGGTGCGACTCGTAAAAATCCGCCAGCTTGTCGGCTTCGATTCCCTTATCCACCATTCTGGACAGTGCGTTGATTTCCTTGCGAACCATTCGGTTGGCCGGATCTTCCCAAAGTGCGGAGGTACCCCGGCGGTCGGAGGCGCGAGCATTCGCTTCGGTCCCACCTTCCTGGATGGCGCGCTCAACACTCATCATGTTGGCTTGAACCAGACGTAGTTGGCCCTGGTCCTTAGGCAAAGGATTCATGTCTTCCCGAGCCCGGACTTCGTCGATATCGAACACCCCGCGATCGAGCATGGCCGTGTAGAAGCTCTGGCGTGCTGCGGTATCGCCGCGAAGAAGGGCGTTAACGTTAAGCTTGGTGAACAGCTCGGATTCGTCTTCGTCGAAGAGCTTGAAATCTGCTTCCTGCTCCAGGCGCGTGGCCCAGGGCACGACAACGTCAGTAACGAATTCGATGTTCTGAGACTCGATGTTGTTGTGCGTTGCGCGGTCGAGTTCAGCCAGCTTGTGAGGTGGAACCCGAAACCAGCGACACATATCCAGAGTCTGAAAGCGGCGAGTCTCCAGGAACTGCGCATCTTCCGGAGGAATGCCGATCGGATCGTATTTGAGTCCGGCGTCGAGATAGTGGACCTTGTTGCTGTTGGCCGCACCTCGATACTTTTTGTTGAAGGAGGAAAGCAGGTTCTTTATCGCGGACGGGCTTAAGTCACCGCCACCAGGCTCTTTGGTGATCACGCCGCCGAGGTGGGCGCCATTACCAAAGAATGCTGCGCCGAACTGTTCCGTGGCTATGCCAAGACTGATAGCCTGCTTCGCCTGGTTAACGACCGAGTATCCTTTCAGCCCATCGAACGCCAGGCAGGGCAGGTGGAACATATCCCGCGCCGGGATCTCGCTATCCTCTTCCTGGTCGTTGGTGACCTTGTAGATGATATTGCCTCGAGCATCACGGTCCGGCGTTACCCTGTCTGGCGTAATGATCCATAAGGCGATCGGTTCACCAACACGGTTTCTCTCGATTTCTGCATAGCCGTTGCCCCAGGTAAGCGCGTGAGCAACCAGAGTCTCCTTGAAGCGGAACGGAATGGTCTCGGGATTTGGGCGCCGATGCAGCAACCGGTAAATATGGTGATCGGTCACTGCCTCTCGTACGTTGCCTTCCTTGCGGTGTACGCCCCACGGCAGTGAGGCCATGGTTTCTGAGATAACCCGGACACAGGCCCAGAGCGGGCCATAGGTCATAGCTTCCTGTTCATCCACCCTCACACCGGCAACCGGTGGCTTGAACAGAGACATTGCGCTCCCGGACTGGCCGGGAGTCGCCGGCGCGGTCTGGCGCTTTGCAAGCAGGCTTTCAAAAATCATGCGCTACGAACCACGCCGATGCCGGTTACTACGAGGCCGACACCAATAACCATAAGGCCATAGGGCATACCGAACTCCAGCCAGACTCCGCTGGCACCGGCTCCGATACCGCCCAGGATGAATGCATCGCCGATCAGCGCCTTCATAGCTCGGTTTCCTCGTAAATGGATTTCTCTCGCTTGGTGCCACTCTGCGCCTGGCCGATGGCCATGATCAGAGCAACCGCTCCATCGATCTTGTTCTCTTCGCCTTCCTTGATAGGCCGCACCACGTCGTCATTGCCAGGGATGTGCTTACCGACCACGTTGCTGATACACCAGGTCATGATCGGGTTACCGTCATGGTGGAAGCGGCCGGACTCGATCGCAGCTTCCAGCTCGATCATGGGGTCGCTCATGTTGGTGTAGTTCTGCTGGATAGTGACCGGCATCAGGCCTTCATCGTCCAACTGGTGAGACAGGTTCGTTGCACCGTGAGGATCGATCGGGGAACACAGAACCGGGCTGACGTGGTTGGCTTGAACGGCCTCGCTCAGGATCTCCCTGTAGTCCACCTCGGCGCCCTGGGTAGCCAGCAGGTGGCCGGAGTTAACAAACTTCTGGTACCGATCGGCCCGCCGCTTGTTGTCCTCGTCATACACCGTGTCCTCGGGGACCCAGAACCGGGGAGCTACGCAGTAGTAATGGCGTTTACCTTCGATATCCCTGAAGAACAGACGGGCCATGGCGTTAAGGTCGAGCTTTCGCGCCAGGTCCAAGCCGAGAATGCATTCCTGATCTTCAAACTGGTCCAGGGCTAGCGTTGAATCCTCGCACTTCCTCCAGCTCTCCATGTTGAAAAACGCTGATTTGGCGGAAACCCAAACGT